AGTCATTGTATCTATTCTTCAATTGTTTGACCATTATTTGACCTAGAGAATCTAGTTCTTCTGATGATACGAGTGCGAACATGAAATCGGCTGTTGCGGGTAATCCAAAAGACTCACTCGTGTCTTCAAGGCCAGGATCGCTCGAAGAGAAACCACTCCTCGTCGTCTGCGTTGCAGAGAAGATCGGTAAGTCAAACTCGACTGCCAGTCCTCGCATTTCTTCCGCAATTGCTTTAATGTACGTGTATGAATTGATCGATCCCCCCATCGCTTTCATCCTTGCAGATGAACAGATATTTAGGTAGTCAATATAGATGACATCTGGAACAAACGACTTCTTCAGTTTCAATTCATTTAATAACGCACGAAAATGATTAGCGTTTGCAGCTCCAGTGGGATACTCTTTAATGATCAGTTGACCATTAGTTTTTGTTTTGATTTCATTTACTTTCTCAGCGAACATGTTCTTTGAGAGGTTTTCTATCTGATCTATGGGTATGTTCAATAGGTTTGCGTCAATGCGTTCTGCAATGCGTTCCTCTGCCATCTCCATAGTGATGTACAAGACGTTTTTATTGTCTGTAAGGTTTGCAGCCGCACAGTGACACATGAACAACGACTTACCAACACCAGTACCAGCAAGTGCAATATTGAGTGTTTTCTTAGGCACTCCACCCTTGGTTATCTTGTTGAAATAGTCTAGATCAAATGCAACACGTTCTTCTGTTCTGTGATAGAACTCATACCGTTCTTCTGCACTTGCGATATAGTCGTGTCCTACATTCGTATCGAACGAAACACCCAGTGCCTTTGTCAAGATATCTGGTAGTGCATTCTTACTCAGATCCTTGTGTTTACCCTCAATGATGGTTATAGACTCCATCACCGCATTGAACAACGCACGATCCTGACACCACTGTTCAGTAGTATCAAGTAACCAAGCTAGATCTGATTCATCCCCCTTGAACAGTTCAGGCAATACTTCTTGAGCATGTCTGAACTGTTCGTCGGAGAGGGAATCTGTTTCGTCAAGTTGTACCTTGAACGCATCTATAGTCGGAAGTGAATTATACTTGTGTACATATTTTGCAACCTGTTTAAAGAGTTGTGTATATACGCCTTCGAAATATTCTGGTTGTATAAACGGTAGTACACGACGAGTGTATTCTTCATTATTCAGAATATTCCTGATAACAAGTTGATTAAGATTGCTTGACATTCTTTTCCTTCGAATCAGATGTTTCTATTATGTTATATAATACATCACCTGCAAACATTTGTAAAGCGGTATTTTCGGTTGTTAGAAAAGAATCTGGTGTAGATACTATTTCAAAGGAGAATTTGACATTATCCGTGGTGGTGTCTGGGGCCAATGCCCCATACTTTATAACCGTTTCGGGAAACTCACCTTCCAGAAATCTTACGTGCCATGCGTCTTCTCCTGTTGGAACTAACTCATAATCGACATTTTCTTTCATTCTTCATTTCCATAAACAACGTTATGTGTATTATTCACACGAATAAAGGTTGTACATTTAGACAATGATTTTAAATTCTTTGCACCTACATAAGTACACGCAGAACGAATTCCACTTAAAATGTCTTTAATAGTATGAGTTACCTTACCACGATAAGGCACTTCAACAGTTTTACCTTCAACTCCACGATATTCTCTATGGGGCACATTGTGTCTAGACATTGCAGATTCAGATGCCATACCATAGAACTGCATTATTCCATCTACAACTTTACCATCGCATTCATCATGTCCTGCTAACATTCCACCAATCATTACAAAGTCTGCACCACCAGCGAATGCTTTTACAATATCACCAGAACTTGTGCAACCACCATCTGCGATAATATGTCCACCCAAACCATGAGCGGCATCTGCACATTCTATTACTGCACTGAGTTGCGGATAACCAATACCTGTTTTAACTCTTGTTGTGCAAACAGAGCCAGGGCCGACACCTACTTTAATTATATCTGCACCAGCAAGGATAAGTTCTTGTGTCATATCAGCAGTTACTACATTACCAGCACATATTGTTGCATCTGGATTCTTTTCTCTTAGTCGTTTTACTGCATCTATAACGGTGACAGTATATCCATTTGCAACATCGATACCTATAAAACTTGATTGTACATTAGATAATAATTCAACTTCATTGATACCACCAAACCAACATAGGGTATCATAATGAGGAAATAGTGCTTTATCTATAGGTGCAAGACCTTCACCTGCATTGAGATAATGTTTTGCTGGACAAGTTATCATCTTATATTCTGATAACACATGATGCATTTCTGGTGTTCCAACTGTATCCATGTTTGCAGACATAATTGGAATACCAGTCCATTCTTTTTGACTCCACAAAAACTTATGAGTTCGTGTCATATCTACTTCAAATCTGGAAGTTAGAGTTGATCTTTTTGGTCTAATTAATACGTCTGAGTAGTCTAATTTAATATCATCTGCAATGAGCATTTTTATCTCCCCTCTTCGATAGCAATCTCATCCATATCTACGAGAGACTTGTGTCCAATCGTATACTGTTTCTTGATAAACTCCTCGAAGTCAGAGTTCTCAAATACTGGATTCCAAAACTCTTCTGTCTTAGTATCCTTCTCGCGATATTTAGGATCTAGAAGTTCTCCAGTTGCCTTGTCTACGCGACAGTACCAACCATTAGATGGTTTTGCAACATATTCACCTGCGAGTGCGACTTCTAATAGGCCGCTCCACTTCTCGACTCCACCATCCCATGATACTGAGATAGGGATCTTAGACTTCTCTTTGACATAACGAGACTTATCCACATTGATAACAAAGTCATACCCTGTCACTTCTGTTCCTGTCTTGTTCTGTCTACGTCCTACGATCCATACGTGGTCAGCAGAGTAATAAACTCCTGTACCACCTGATACGATATCCTTCGGAAACAATCCGATCTCTTTGTATGTGTGATTGACTGCAATTAGTTGGATGTTCTTCATGTTCAGATATGGAGTTACCATACGAAACAAACTCTTGAATGCTTTTGCACGAGACATATCTGCAACAGATTTCTCACTCTTTGCGTCTTCAATCTCTTTGATAGATGCAAGGTTACCGATTGAGTCGATAACAATAATAACTTCATCTTTTGCGTCGAGTGCTTCCAACTGAGCAACTATATCGAATTTTAGTTCTTCGACGTTTGTTATAGGAGTGTGCATTACTCTGCTAGTGTCAATTTCAAACTGTTCAAAATAAGACTGTGGTGAACCAAACTCGGAATCATAGAATAACATCACCGCATCTTTCTTTTTCTTCAGATAGGCACTTGCCATCATCAACGCAAAAGATGTTTTAAAATGTTTACTGGGGCCAGCAAGTACGATCAATCCTTGAGATAGACCCCCTTTGATTGACCCTGACAACGCGACGTTCATCATCGGAACATCGGTTGGTATTTGTTCTCTTTCAACAAAGAACGAAGACTCAGACAATACATTCGTATGTTTGAGTTTTGAATTCTTCTTCAATTTATCCATTATGTTTGACATATTATTTCCTTTAATTAATTACTATTACTATACCACACTTAGTCGTATGTGTCAAGTAATTCAGTTTTATCCTTATTATATTCCAGTTGGGGATTCCATTTATCTGCATCTGGTAAAGCATCTATCTGCTCTGATATATTGGGCCATTGTTCACTCCATTTTGTATTAATATCGAGTAATCGTTGAGTGAACTTAGTGTCAGTGTCAGCAATAATCGCATCCGCTGGACACTCTGGTTCACAAACTCCACAATCTATGCATTCATCTGGATGAATAACTAACATGTTCTCACCCTCGTAAAAGCAGTCTACAGGACATACATCTACGCATTCAGTATACTTGCAGTTAATGCAATCTTCTGTTACTAGAAATGTCATGAGTTGAGTATATTATACTTTCTCTCGATCTAGATACATTTGGTTTATTCTATCAGATTCGGCCAATAAAGTCAAGGTTTCCTCTGCTTTGACAAACTGTTTCAAGGAAGCAGTTGCCCATTTGTTGTCTGCACCCCGACCCAAGTCATAGTTTGGTACACGCAACCCCCAGTGTCCCACACGTCTGTCACTACCGATATGTGTCGCAACCGCGTGATAGTCACCACCAAATGCAGTAACAGCATCATACAATTGATTCCAGAATACTTTCTTCATCACCATATAACCAGATATACTCATCTCAACGAAAGCAGCTTCTGTGGGTGATAGGTGTGCAGATTGTCCAACAGATATCAAAGAGAACCTGTAATAGATCTCCTGTACTGCCATAGTGGACTTAGGCGCCCCACCAAAGATATGGAAACTAACATTAATCTTTTCTTCAATAGTATCTGTCTCAACAGGCATGTCTGGTGAATACACTACTCGTGCGTTTCTTGCACAAATACGTTCAACCAATGCTACTGGTAGACTTGTTTTGATTACAATACCAGATTGTGTATGTTGCAGACATCTTAATGTCGCATCCTCTAGTTCTACTGCATCTACCACGCCATCTTCCGTTAACTTAGTGTCTATACAAATAAAAATGATCTGTGGATTTGATTCCAAGACATCTTCTAGTTTAAAATCTATTCCATCAGCGTGCATAACACGATTACGGGGTTTGGTGAATGCATATTTTAAACAATCTGTTGTTGCATTGTTTCCAACAATAGCTGCATTAAACTTTGTTCCTTCTGGGCGAAGAGTGTCTATCGGTTCTTCTTTACCGACTACTTCTACTTCTGGTTCTTCTAGTTTTTTGGCCATATTGATTCCTATAGTTATATGCAGTTATTATACCACAATTCATATGTATTGTAAAGTTATCTACCGTAAAAAAATGTAGTGTTCTGATGAGTTTGTTTTGAAAACAAATACCAACAACAATTATCTTTTCCGCTAGTGTTACCAAACCATTTTACTCTACCGACACTTACTATCTTTCGACACATGTGCATGTATAGCATTGCTTGTTTGGTGTGCATCCAATCCGCATCGAACAGTAACCACGTAGGTGTTTGTTCTGCAAGATGTTCTATCATTGGATGTAATATTTTTCTATCCCAAGGTGGGTTAGTTATGCAGATATCACAGGCTGATACATCTGCGTCAAACACGTCGAACTCACCTACCCAGTCAACTTGGGGTTCTATGTCGGTCATCCAATATGCTTTTAGGTTTGATAGTTCTTCTATGTGTTTTATAAGTCTACCATCGCCTGCACATGGTTCTGCGAACAACCCCTTCTTGGGTAAGTGTGGTATGAGAGGTATTACTGCTTCTATCGGGGTTGGATAGTAGTCTCTTGGTTTCCGTTCAAAGTCTGATCGTTTACCCATGTGTAGCGTCCTTTTTAGACCAATTTAAACCACAATAATACTTACACGTTCTAGGAACGTCATTGCTGTTTTCTTTTAACTTGTCGTAGAATCTAATCCATTCGTCTGATAAAACAATATCTTCGACATCTATATTATTATCTAGTTTTAAATTTTCTGTCATCAATTCTGCAAAATCAGATACAATAGCATTATCAGCCCAACAACATGGTAGTATAAACCCAGTCGCTGAATATGCAATTCTAAATCCTTTCAGACATAGTGGGTCTAATTTTATAGTTTCGTTTGTTGAGTGGTCTAAGTGGGTCATTCAATTTCCATCGTGAAGAAATTCTGTTTACAAATTTCATATTATATTGATCTGCTAATGCTTTTGCTTTTGTTATGTCGTTTTCATTGTATCTAAAAACTATATATTGCCAAGTTACGATTGCTCCCATCGCAGCCAACATCTTCATATTTTCAAATACTTTTGGCCCGTCTTGATTAACTCTATATATATGACTTTGTTCTGGCAAACCATCTAGTCCAAATATCCATTCTATGTTAGGATTGATTTTATGTATTTTTTTATACCAACTAGAAGACTTTCCAGATCCATTAGTGCTTACTTGGACTTGGTTGTTTTTGCATATGTCCATAATTTTATCAAATTTAGGATGGTATATGGGATCTCCCATCTGACCACAAAATAATAAATCTTTAAAACCTTTTGATATTTTTTCTATGTTTTCTAAAGAAATATCATGCCCTCGTTTATGTAAATTGGGATAAGTTTGTCTCATACACTTTGGGCATTGTAGTCTACACCTATTGGTTATATCTAGATTGATCGCATTGTTATATCTAGTGGCCATTTGGTGTTACCGTTATTTCCTTTACTCTGTGCGGCTGATCCAGTATCCAATCAATTACCGATATACAATATTCAATAGACATTTTTGGTTCATTAACATGTTCAACACGAGGAGAATCAAAATACCCAAAACGAACAATAGTAGTATTCACCCCCAGATAAAATAATTGTTCATTTGCTTTATCAAGAGCTGATTTTTGTACCGCATATCTATGTCGAAAATGTTTAATACCATCTGAAGAATTGGAACCGATGTTAATTATTCTCTTATTAAGTTCTGATGCTTTATACAACAAGTCAACCTGTTCAAAACCTTGGTGTTTACAATTAATGAATATATCACATTTTTCTAAAGAATCAACCGTGTTCCAAGACTTACGTGTACTTAATGCTTTACCCAGTCCTCGACGGATACCAGTTATGTAAAACTTATTTGCCATTCACACCTCGTGCGATAACTCGTTTCCTTAGTCCCGAAGAACTAAACCTATGGTCGCGTTTATTGAAGTAGATACTGATGTCTCTTTGTCTACAGATATCTTTACCTGTAAAGTCTTTGTCTCTATATTCTTCACCCAGTATCCTTACATCGATATTATACAATTGTAGTATATCATCTAGATCAGATTCGTTACCGTATGGTATGATCTCATCCACATACCCTACTGCTTTGAGTTGAGTATACCGTTCGACTATTGTTTGAGATGGTGCATTCTTCTCTGGTCTATCGTTTGACGGATCGACTTGAATACCACATATCAAATAGTCGCATTGTTGTTTTGCATCACGAAGCATCATCACGTGACCAGCATGTAGCAGATCAAACGTACTGCACGTGAATCCTATTTTTTTGACCATGACCAATCTATCTCCCCCACTGAATATCTCTTGCCGTCAAAGACGCACACAAAATACAAGTCTTCAATTGCATGTGTATTAAAGACGCGATGGAATGCACCATCTGGTATTAATACTACAGTGTTAGGTTTGATCGGTATTATATTCTTATCGA